ATTAGTTATGATTTTAAATTGTATCGTAAATTTGAAGATAAAGGTGTTTCATTACGTTCATTTTGTACTAATAATAATGCCGCTTATGTTGCTGTAGAAAAAACATATGGTGATTTATCTTATAATGGTCATGCTAAAAAAGATCCTAAATTCAGAAACGATATGACTAACTTTGGTATTTTGATGGAAATTCAAGGTATTAAAAATCCATTTGAATGGTCACGTAATGTTGTAAACAAATTACAATTTGGAGGAAGAGGTTTGTATTATTCACCCTCTCGTATTCCTTCTAAAACATCAGAAGGTGAAGAAGTTAATGCTTTCCAAATAGAATTTTTAGATGGTGTAAAAGAAATTATGGGTGAATATTGGAATTATATTGAAGATTTTATTGAGGATATGAAAAAAGTATTCCCAACACTTAAAGATGATTGGGGTGTTTATATTCCTGAGGTAAAATATCTTTCACCTGAACCTTTAGTTTACTATAGTGATTTAGCTCTAGTTGACTACCCAGATGTTCATTTTGTAGGTGATGCTCTTTCAGCTCGTGGTATTACAGTTTCAGGAGCACAAGGAATATTGGCTGTTGAAAAGTTAACAGATAAAAAAGATGCTTGGACAGATGATTGGGATAATCATTTCGGAGATATCGTTCGCTGGTAATAATTTGGAAAAGCAAATAAAATTTATTATATTTAAGTTATGAATCAAAAATATCAACAAAGTAAAAAACTAACAAAAGCAGATGGTACTGTTGCTTGGGTTTGGGAAGGTAAACTTCATAATTGGGATGAAGCAGCATTGGTAAATCCTGATGGAAAAAAAGAATATTATATTCACGGAATAAAATATACTTTAGATGGATGGAAAGAAGCAAGAAGAAATCGTGAGGGTTTACCTTGGTTTAAAAATCCTGCTATTACAAATTCTAGAAACGCTGGTTAATTATGAAAATAGGACTTTGTGGAACAATGAGTGTAGGTAAAACTACATTAGTAAATGCTTTAAAGGAATTACCTGAATTTGCAGATTATAATTTTGCTACTGAACGTTCAAAATATTTACGTGATTTAGGGATTCCATTGAATACTGATTCTACTATTAAAGGTCAAATTGTATTTTTAGCAGAACGTGCTGCTGAATTAATGAGTGAAAACATTATTACAGATAGAACTGTAATTGATGTTATGTCATTTACTAAAGCAGCTCAATCAATTAATTACTATGAGGCAGAAACATTTTGTGATTTAGCAAAAAATCTACTTCATGAATATGATTTTATATTTTATGTTTCTCCAGTTGGTGTTGAAATGGAAGACAATGGTGTTAGGGAAACTGATTTAAAATATAGAGAGGTAATTGATGATCTTATTCAGCTGAATTTAGAAAGAAACAAACATCGTATTAAAAAATTAGTAGAATTATCAGGTACTACTGAGGAACGTATTGCAAAGATGAAAGAAACAATCTTTGGATAATATGTATAATCATGAAGAAATCTGAATTCGTTAAAGAAATTAAAAATTATATCTACGAAATTTTATCCGAAGAATTAGAAGAAGTAACAATGGTTGGTCCTGATACAGAAGTATCCGATATTCCTTCTATAGCTAAAACAGAAAAAACAAATCCTGCTACTGTAAAAGCAGCTATCGATCAAGCTAAAAAAACTAGACAAGCAGTAGCTGTAGCCGAATCAGAAGACGATCAAGAACCTACTAAAGCCGAACTTGAAAAAGAAAAAGTAAAAGGTGCTCCTTCTAAATTCAAAGTATCAAATTCTGAATTTGAGGATTTTAAAGACAAACTCAAAACTTTAGTTAAAAAAATTAAGGCAATGGAATCAGGTGAAGAAAAAACCCAAAAGATGGCTGCCTTAAAACAATTTATCAAAAAACCTGAATTGGTTAAAGCTTTCAAAGAAAGAGACGTTAAAATAGATACTGACGGATTAGTCGGTTAATTTATATGAAAATAGGTTTTCCTTATATTGTAATTGCAATATTAGTTGCAATAATAATCTGGCTTACTAAATGTAGCGGGGATACTATTGTAACTAAAATTGATACTCAAACAACTATAAAATATAAATGGGATACTTTTACTAAAAAAGAAACTGTTTATAAACCTAAATGGGAAACAATCTATTTAACAGATACTATTCACGATTCAATTCCCGTATTTGAAAAAATTCCTTTAGTTTTAACTAAAGATTCAATGGTTGTAAAAAACGATTCCACAGACATTAAAGTAGTTTACGAAATTGTTAGTGAAAATCCTTTGTACAAAATTGATAAAAAATTAGATTATAAAATTAGATACAAAGAAATTGAAAAAATAATAACCAAAGAAGTAGTTAGAAAACATGCTTTATTTGCTGGTCCTTCTATTGGTGTAGGTAAAAACACAGGTTTTGTTTCTCTAGATGGTTTATATGAAAGAAATGGGAAAATCATCTACAGAGTAGGAGCAGGAGTCAATAACCAGTTTCGACCTATGTTGAAGGCAGGTATTTATTGGCAAATCTCCAAATAATATGAGTCAAGACTTAAAACAAATAATTAGAGAAGAATATCTAAAGTGTGCACAAGATCCAGCTCACTTTATGAAAAAATTAATTTATATCCTTTCCAAGAAAAAACATTACGTTTATTTAGAGATAATCCATATTCAATTGTATTAAAATCTCGTCAGTTAGGTATTTCAACATTAGCTGCAGGTTATTCTTTATGGTTAATGTTATTCCATAAAGACAAAAACGTACTTTGTATTGCAACTAAACAGGAAACTGCTCGTAACATGGTTACGAAAGTTAAGTTTATGTTTGATAATTTACCTTCATGGTTAAAAATAACAGCAGAGGAAAATAATAAATTATCATTACGATTAAGTAATGGTTCCCAAATTAAAGCCACATCAGCAAGTTCAGATGCAGGTCGTTCAGAAGCAGTATCTTTGTTGATAGTCGATGAGGCGGCCTTTATTGAACAAATTGGCGAAATTTGGGCCTCAGCTCAACAAACATTAGCAACTGGTGGTGGTGCAATTGTATTGTCTACCCCTTATGGTACAGGTAACTGGTTTCACAAAACTTGGGTTTCAGCTGAATCTCAAGAAAATGACTTTTTACCTATTAAATTACCTTGGTATGTACACCCTGAACGAGATGAAGCTTGGAGAAAAAGACAAGATGAATTACTTGGTGATCCAAGATTAGCAGCACAAGAATGTGATTGTGATTTTAGCACATCAGGTGATGTTGTATTTTATCCTGAATGGATTGAATTTTTAAAACAAACAACAATTAAAGACCCATTGGAACGAAGAGGTGCTGATCAAAACTTGTGGATTTGGGAACCAGCAGATTACACTAGAGAATATATGATAGTGGCTGACGTTGCTCGTGGTGATGGTAAAGATTCATCTGCTGCTCACGTAATTGATATTGCCACTAATACACAAGTTGCCGAATACAAAGGACAATTACCTCCTAAAGAATTTGGTTTCTTTTTAGTAGGTTTAGCCTCCGAATACAATAATGCAATGTTAGTGGTTGAAAATGCCTCTGTTGGTTGGGCAACATTAGATGCAATTATTGAAAGAGGTTATCGTAACTTATATCACTCACCAAAATCAGATCAATTAACAGCCGAATCCTATTTAAGGGTATTTGAAGGCAGTTCCGATATGACACCAGGTTTCACAATGTCTTTAAGAACAAGACCTTTAGTAATTAACAAATTTAGAGAATATGTTGGTGATAGATCAGTAACAATTCGTTCAAAAAGATTGTTAGAGGAAATGAAGGTATTCATTTGGAAAAATGGTAGACCAGAGGCACAAACAGGATACAATGATGATTTGGTAATGAGTTTTGGTATAGGAATGTTTTTAAGAGACACATCACTTAAATTCCAGCAAATGTCTCATGACATGACTCGTGCTACACTTGGAAGTATGAAAAAAACTACGTATACTGGTGCATACGGTTCCAATCAAAATAAAAATCCTTTCCAAATAGAAAATCCATATGGAGGATTTGAAGACATTAGTTGGATATTGTAATATTTATAATATATAAATTTTAAAAAATGGCAGACAAAAATCTATTCACCCGATTACAACGACTGTTTTCAACAGACGTTATTATAAGAAATGCGGGTGGTAATGAATTAAAAGTAATGGACGTGGATTCAATCCAACGTTCAGGAGACATAGCAACAAACTCCTTAATGGATAGATACAATCGCTTGTACTCTCCAGCATCAACCTCTCTCTTAGGTGCCCAATTAAATGTAAACTGGCAGTACTTAAGAACCATGGTTTATTCGGATTACGATAACATGGATTACGATGCTATTGTTGCCTCTGCCTTAGATATTATTTCCGATGAATGTACCTTAAAAAATGATATGGGAGAGGTACTTCATATTAAATCAAGTGATGATGATATCCAGCAAATACTTTATAACTTGTTTTATGATGTATTAAACATTGAATTCAATTTATGGAGCTGGATTCGCCAAATGTGTAAATATGGTGATTTCTTCTTAAAACTAGAAATTGCTGAAAAATATGGTGTTTATAATGTTATTCCTTACACTGCTTTCCATATTGAAAGACAAGAAAATTATGACAAAGAACATCCCAATGCTGTAAGATTTAAATACTCACCCGAAGGTATTTACGCTGGAGGTTCAGGCTATTATGGTACTCCTGTTTTAGGAACATTTGGACAAGATGATAAAAATCCAGGTGTTTATTTTGACAACTATGAAATGGCTCACTTTAGATTATTAACTGATGTTAACTATCTTCCTTATGGTCGTTCGTATTTGGAACCAGCTCGTCGTATCTTCAAACAATATGTGTTGATGGAAGATGCTATGTTGATTCATAGGATTTCACGTAGTCCTGATCGTCGTATTTTCTATATTAACGTTGGTTCAATTCCTCCTAATGAAGTAGAAAATTTCATGCAGAAAACAATTTCTACAATGAAACGTACTCCATTAATGGATAGTCAAACAGGTGAATATAACCTTAAGTACAATATGCAAAACTTACTTGAGGATTTTTATATTCCTATTAGAGGAAATGATGTTTCTACTAAAATGGAAACAGCCCCTGGCCTACAATATGATGGTATTCAAGATGTTACTTACTTAAGAGATAAATTATTTGCAGCCCTTAAAGTACCTAAAGCATTTATGGGTTATGAAAAAGATTTAACAGGTAAAGCAACATTGGCTGCTGAAGATATTAGATTTGCTCGTACAATCAATCGTATTCAGCGTATTACCTTATCAGAATTATATAAAATTGCTTTAGTACATTTATATTCACAAGGTTATACAGGTGAACAATTAACTAATTTTGAATTAGAATTAACTACTCCATCTATTATCTACGACCAAGAAAAAATCGCCTTATTAACTCAAAAGGTAGATTTGGCTCAAAAGATTATGGATACTAAATTGTTACCTACTGATTGGATTTATGATAATATTTTCCATTTAAGTGAAGACCAGTACGATGAATATAGAGATTTAATTATTGAAGATCAAAAACGTGCCTTCCGTAGAAAACAAATTGAAGAAGAAGGAAACGATCCTAAAGTAACAGGTAAATCTTATGGTACTCCTCATGATTTAGCATCACTTTATGGTAAAGGAAGAATGTATTCCGAACCAGAAAATGTACCTGTAGGATATGGTGATGATATTAAATTAGGTCGTCCTGAAGAAAAATCTACTAACCGAAATACACAAGATGATAATTTTGGTAAAGACAGATTAGGTGCTCAAGGTATAAAAGATAAAGATAATGAAAATGAACAAGGTGGTATTAATCCTGAATACAAAGGTGGTTCACCCTTGGCTCTAGAGGCAAAACAAATATATTTAAAGAACAAATCTTTGATTGAAAGTTTAGGTAAAAAATCATTTACAACAGATTCTCTCTCAGAACCCTCGTTGTTAGATGAAAGTAAATTGAAGGAATAAAGATCTTTATATATTTATAACAAAACCTTTTGGGAATGAACATTAAACATTCTAAGTATAAAAACACTGGAATCCTGTTTGAACTTTTAGTTAGACAAATTACCGCTGATACCTTATCCGGTAAAGATTCTAAAGCAACAGGTATCCTTAAAAAATACTTTGTAAAAACAGAATTGGGGAGAGAATACAAATTGTATGAAACTCTAACCAAACACAAAAATTTAACCGAAGGCAAAGCAGAGGTTGTAATTAATTCAGTTATTGATTCTTCTAAACATTTAAATAGAGGTGCTTTAAAAAGACAAAAGTACAATCTAATTAATGAAATCCAGAAGCATTATAACTTAGAGGAATTCTTTAAAACCAAACTCCCTAATTACAAAACTCACGCTGCATTATATACGTTATTAGAAATATATAACAGCGAAAATTTATCCAACCCCGACCAAATTATTTCCAACAAAATTGCTATTTTGGAAAGTTTAACTACCAAACAAGTTGACAAGAAAAAGGTAGAGGATGAATTATTGAATGAATTCCAATCTTACGATAAGGATATCAGAATTTTGACCTACAAAGTAATGTTGGAAAAATTCAATGGTAAATATGCTTCATTAAACGAAAACCAAAAACTAGTTTTAAAAGAATTTATCAACTCAGTTGATTCAACCCCTAAATTAAGAGATTTTTACAATACTAAAATTACGGAAATAAAATCTGAATTAACTGGGTTATCTAAAAAAGTTACTGAAAAAGCTGTACAAATTAAATTACATGAAGTAACTAATTTATTAAATCCATTAGGTAAAACATCTAATGTGGGTAACGATGACTTAGTTAATTTATTACAATATTACGAACTTTTAGAAGAACTTGTAAAAATACATGGGTAATTTTAAATACAAATTAAAAGAAGCAGAAGTTGGTGATACCAAAGTGGTAAAGGGTACTAAATATACCGTTACCAATATTGATCCTGAAACTGGAAGAATTGAATGGAGTGTTGAAAGTGCTGCTGATTTTGAAAGTGTATTTACGTTTTTAGCCAAATCAACTAAGTTCTTTGATGAATTAATTATTACCCCAGAGGCAAAAGGAGATTTTAAATTAAGAGAATTAGCTACTAAAGTAAGAGAAGCATTTAATTTACTTCGTACTCATTTAAGAAAAAATTATCCTGATGTGTATGAAAGAATAAAAATGATATCTGAAACATCTACTTTAGCTTCTAATTCATTTTTTACTTCAGGTGGTGAGGGAGAAAATCATACAGGTCCTTCACCCCGTAAATCAACTTATGGAGCTTATACACAAGCAGGATATAAAAAAGTAACTGAAGGTCCTGGAGCTACACTAGGTTTTGGTCCTAAAGCTGGTCCTGAAGGTGTTAAGAAAAACATGTATGTAACTAAGTTTAAATACAAGTTAGTTGACCAACCTGCCTTAAATAAAGCAGCCAAAGGAATAGAAGTAAAACAACTTTGGACTGAAGCAAATACTGATGTAGAAACTTATTTACAAGATGCAGCAATAAATGATCCTAAAAATAAAAA